TTCTACAGCATGACTTTATAGAGGATGACTTGCTCCGTCAATGGCTAACAGATGCAGGGGTGTCAGGAGTCGATGAGCTTATCACCTCTCCCCAGATGCTCCATGATATTAACTATGCTATAGATGACCTTATGAGAGGTCTCAAGTTACCTGACGAAACCGCTCAGATTATTGCTACCAAGATACCTCTCACTGTAACCAGAACTAACCTTAAACGGCTTGGCGGCTTCATCACTCGCTGGTCTAAGGGTATAGAGGATGATGCTATGAAGCTCTTTGCTGGGGACAACCCTAAGGCAATAATGAGGAACGTGCTTGACCACTTTGAACAGTTAGCAGAGAGGAAGTTCTCTAGTCCTATATATCAGTTTGCCATGCAGGGAGGAAGAGCAACAGGCTTCTTCACAAAGTTAGGAAACAAGATAGTCCGTAACAGCTGGGTGACTGCATTTGATAGACACTTCACGGCTCCTCTAGCTAATCAGTATCTACTCTTTACCAACTATGGTCCTTTTAATGTAATAGAAAGTAGTATGAGGAGTTTCCTTGGGGCTGGGGAGATGTTTTATCCTGGACGTGCTGACCCTGTAGCAGAGCTACTCGGGGTTACTGAAGACCTTGTTGGCACGCCCTATGAGTTCGTCAACTACATGGACAAGGGAGTAGCACGACTTGAAATGGCTACTATCAGCCCTAAAACTGGGGAGGTTATGGTATTCAAGCAGGGTAAGCTGCCTGGCATAACTAAAGACCTCCCTTGGGGCTTTAGCATTAAGATTGGTCAGCAGGACTATATTATTAAGTCCTTACAACACTGGAACGATATGTTTGCTGATATAGGTATGAGACAGCGAGCATGGTATTTCCTAACCAAGTGGAAGCAGGAACTTGCAAGAGTAGCTCCTACCCAGTTCAGCATGATAGACTCAGTCTTTACTAGACATCAGTATCTTCTAGACCAGCTTACCTTCCTGTCTAGAACCGAGAAGGACGAAGCACTAAGGTTAGTTAAGCAGAGTGCTCTTGGAGGGCCTGAGCTAATAGATGAGATGGCTGAAATCCCCATGTTAGACCTGGCTAGGCGTAGAGCGCATTATGAGCTAAATAAAGAGTTAGCCAAGTGCACTGACATCTACTTTCCT